CTTGCCTCATATTCTCAGGTGGCCCGGTACTCTGGTCTGATGACAGGCCAGCAAACAGATCAGACAGGCATGAAGATGTTTTAGGGGACGAATTATGAGCGAGGTTAGCGATCTTGAGATTGGAAAATTAATTCAGAAGGTCGATAGCCTTGAGACTATGGTGAGAGAACAGAACGACAGGCTGGATAAATTAGACCAACAGCTTGAGCGCACAAGAGGTATAGGCATTGGTGTCGTCTTGGCTACTGTAGGTTTATCAGGTATAGGTGGGTCACTGTTTACAAGGTGGTTAAGCAGTGGCGGATGATGTCAGTCTAAGCGACAAAACCAGTGTTGGGATGCCTATAAGAAACCTTATAGGTTTAATCGGTACGGTTTGTGTAGGAGCGTGGGGTTACTTTGGAATACTTGAGAGATTGAATGTAGTAGAAACCAACCAGATACTCATGTCTGCTGATGTAACAAAGAACTCGACCTTCACTGAAAAATGGCCAAGAGGCGAACTCGGGGCCCTGCCAGCTGATGCAGAGCAATTCATGTTGATAGAGCATCTGAGCGGCGAATTTGAAAAGCTACTAAAGAATATAGAAGACGGCAATGCTCCATTTGATAGGCAACAGGCGCTTACTCTTGACTTCTACAGGCAGAGAATAGAAGCCTTAGAGAAGAAAGTAGAGATACTAAAGGATAAGGTTGCACAAATTAAATTTAGTAATGGAGCGCACTAATGGAAGTCATGTTTGTTTTACTATTATATATTAATGATAACTTAAAAGAATACATGGGCCATTATGAAAATGATTCTGGAGAGTGGGTTGAGATGGGAATGTCTGGGTGTTTAAGTATGAAACGCACCCTAAAGAGAAACGGTTGGAAAGATACAGCTTCTGGCAAGACAAGATTTACTTGTGAGAAAAGAACCGTTGAGTTAAAAACAAACCGCGAAGGAAACATCGTGGTAGCAAAAGTACTATAAAGGAGAAAACCCATGGCATTAAGTGCTGCAAGAAAGGCTTCTATTAGGTCTAAACTTAAAACCAAAATACAAGGCTCTGGTTACAAGAAGGGCCATGTATCTAAAACAACTGGTAAGGATATAAAAGACATTAAGCCAGTTAAAAAGAAAAAAGCACCCACTCTAAGCAAGAGCGATCCAAAATATACCCAGAAGATGGCTGCTCGTAAATATGCTGCAAAGCATAAGACGGCTATGGGCGCAAAGGGAACGGTTAAAAAAGCTTTTGCTCAGGGAGCCAAGAAAGGGAAACAAGTATCGCATGCTAAGAAGGTTGGAAAAGCAAGTGTAGCCGCTGGCAAACCTAAAGGCCCAGGTCTTAAGTACACTGCAGCAAATAAATCTTGGCGCAAAACGGCAATGGCTGCGGCTAAGAAAAAAACAGGACTGGCTAAGAAAAAAGCTATGCAGGCAGTTGATAGAAAGTACAGGAAAAAAGTTGGACTCAAGGCAAAGACATACACTTAATGGGAGTTAACATGGACAAATGGAAAGAATTAGGAAAGCGAAAGAAATTTTGGATTGCTGTCGGCGTTATTGCAGTTATCGCCGTAATCGGCTGGGTGAGCGGATGGTGGGCATCCCCAGAATCAGTTGTCTAATCCTCTCGTCGATAGGTTTAATCGGATGCACTACTTTGAAGAAGGCTGCTATCGTGAGCAGTCTGGGGACGACAGGTGCGCTTGTGGGGAACGCAGTGTCAGGGACTGCAGGACTGGTTGTTGGGGGACTGACGACTGCAGCTGTGGCGGACGTTGCAACGGAGGTGATGATTGGGTCAACATCAAGTTCTGCTATGAATAATTGCGCTCCTGATAACTTCTGGAGTCTGTTAGGCTCCTTGATAGAATTGGGGGGTTGGGCATTGATTTTGATAGTAATAGTTCCCATGGTTTTTTCATGGTTAATGCCTGGGCCTATCCAGTTTAAAAAACGTGGAAAAAAGTGAGATTATATTTGCATTAGCAATGATCTTATGTATTATAGGCATCCCATTTGCATTGGTTATTTGGGTTAATTACGCTATATTAGGTGGGTTATAATGGCTAGAAAGTTTACTATAGGCGGAAGAAGGCGATACCCTCCAAGAAGGGTTGCCTATAGAATGACAGATGGCAGGAAGTTTTATGAAAAAGATCCGAGAACTTTTCCTTATGGGGTAATGCCTTATTTTCAGGATTACTATGTAACTACAGGATATGCGAGAGACGAATAATGGCAGATATTACATTAAGAGAAACAGAGGGAAGACCCCTTACATTTGCTGAAGTAGATGGCAATTTTACTAATTTAAATAATGGTAAGCAGGAAACAGCCCCAAGACTGGGGCTGGTTACTTCATTAGATGCATCTAGTGATAAGCTAACTTTTTACGATACATCGGCAGCTACTGAAAGGGCAATCTTGCCGGAAAATATATTAGCTTTTGTAGAGAGAACTGTTATTGTAAAATGTGTAGCTGATGGAATTGCCCCTGCTACTGGAGACGGAATAACACACTTTACTATCCCATCTACAATGGGCGGTAAAAATTTATCTAGCGCACAAGCGCATGTGTATACAGTAGGAACTGGTGGGTCTATAACTAATGTCCAAATATATAATTCCACTACTGGGTATGATATGTTATCGACTCCAGTTACTATTGATTTAAGCGAGAATGATTCATCTACAGCTGCAACGCCACCGGTTGTAGGTAGTAATAATGCGGTGTCTACTGGAGATGTTATTAGAATTGATGTTGATGCTGTTGCTACAAATACAAAAGGGTTGGAAGTTAGAATGGTATTTTCCACCTAATGTTGCAGTTAGGCGTTAGTACTGAACCACCTTCTGTAAAGGTAGGGAAAAGATTCTCAGTACCAGAGATTGTCTGTGAGGTAAATGAAGACAAGGACAAGATAAGAGATAATATAAAAAAAAATATTCAACTAGGTCTTCCTCAAGTCCAACCCTATGAAACTCAGTGGGAGAAGGTAGTAGGGATTGTGTTAGGCGGCGCTACCTTAAAGGAAACTTTTCCTGATCTATTAGAGAAACGTAGAAACGGGATGCCAGTAATTACTATTAATGGCTCCCATAGATATTGCATGACTAGTGGGTTGGTTCCCTCAGCAATGATAATGCTGGATAGTAGGGAATTTAATAACAGATTTGTTTATCCATTAGTTGAGGATTGTAAATATTTTATTTCATCTCAGTGCCATCCTTCTGTATTTGAAAATCTTAAAGACAATAAGGTATGGATATGGCACTGTGCTGGAGATGACAATTTTGACCTTTTAAAAGAAGTTTACGGGGAAGATTATTACCCTATAATGGGGGGCGCTACAGTTGCATTAAGGGCTGTTCATTTGTTGAGAATGTTAGGGTTTCATAAGTTTGAAATGTATGGGTTTGATAGTTGTATTGGGGAGGAACATCATGCTTATGAGCAACCTGAAAATGATGGAGAAGCAGTTTTAGATGTCATGGTATCTGGGAAAGAGTTTAAGTGCACTGCGGCAAATTACCATCAAGCAAAAGAGTTCGTTGATATGATTTCTAAAACCGGCGAACACTACGATCTGGCTGTTCATGGAGATGGCCTTATCTCACATATTATTAAAAATCCAGATTCATTAAAAATTAAAGAGGAGGTAGTATAAAATGGCGGCTACTGCTTGGAGTTTTTACAATTCCTTTAGGGAATATATAGGCAATGGTCAGTTTGATTTAGATGGTACAAGTGTTGGTTTTTATATGGCATTACATACTAGTGCGGCAAGCGCTAATGTGAATACAAATACGTTATCAACACAAGCATCACTTGCAAATGAAGTGGCTAGTGGCAATGGTTATACAACTGGCGGTGCGTCTGTAACTTCAAGGACATGGGCTTCTGTTGCAACTGATAAGTATCGTTTTGATTCAACTGCTGTTGTATGGACGGCAACTGGTGGGGCAATTTCAAATATAAAGTATGCTGTTGTTTATCAGTCAGGTGGAAAGTTAGTTTGTTTTTCAAAACTTTCGACTGCTCAGTTTACTTTAGCGGAAGATAATACGCTCACTGTTACTCCAAGTGCCAGTGGTATATTTGAACTAGCATAGGAGAAAGATCATGGGACTAGAATCTGCAACATATATTAGTGAGTTAGTTTCTGCTAATCCTACTGCTACTGATCCAATATCACAAGGAGATGACCATCTTCGTCTTATAAAGGTTGTTTTGAAGAACCAATTTAGTGGACTTTCTGGAACGACTGCTGTTACTTCTAGTGGAGCAGAACTAAATATTCTTGATGGAGTTACGGCAACCTATGCTGAATTAAATTATAATGATATTACCACTCTTGGTACTTCAGAAGCAAATAAAGTAGTAACTGCAGATGCAAATGGTGATGTTACTATTGCTGATGGGGCATATGATTTTGACGTTGCCTCTCATGACGGGACAAATGGATTAAAGTTAGCTGGTACTTTAGTTACAGCAACTGCTGCTGAAGTGAATTATCTAGATATTACCACACTTGGCACATCTGCAAATTCCAAGGCGCTAACCCAGAATGCCTCTGGTGAAATAACCATAGGGACTGGAAGCGCTTCTACTGGAGTCACACGAGGTGTACCTATAACTATTACACAAGGAACTTTGATAGATTTGGACACAGGAAATAACTTTCTCTACACACCAGCAGCAGCGGATGAATTATCATTCGCCAACGAAACTACTGGTCAATCGGGATTTATTAAACTTATCAATCCTTCTGCCTATGCAATCACGTTGGGATCAGAGGTAAAAGCTGTCTCTACTTTTGCGACTGATGTTTCAACCGCAGGAACTTATCTGGTTACTTACTTTTGTGACGGAACTAATGTTTATGTTTCGGCTTCGGCAGCCCTCGTCTAATGTCAATACTCCAGTCCGGCGCTACTAAATCGTTAGCTGCATCTTATGATATTGATAACTCGTTGCGGTTTGAAGATGCTGATAATCCAGTTCTTTATTTAGATACGTTTGGTTCACCAACAAATGCTAAAAAGTTTACGATTTCTTTTTGGACAAAGCGCGGGAATTTAAGTACAACTCAGCGTTTAATGGGTGCTAAGATAAATGGCACCAACTCCGCAGGACATTTCTTTTTTCATACCGATGATGAACTGCAATGGTATTTTCTCACAAGCGGGGATACTGAATATAGGATAGATACGAAAGCGGTATTCCGTGATCCATCAGCATGGTATCACGTTCTTCTATCGTACGACTCTACGAATGTAACCGCTGCGGATCGTATGCAAATCCATGTTAATGGAACTCGTCAGGAGGTTGATAAGGGTGGTAATGGTGATCCACCAACAGATACGTTAGCTTGTTTTAATGAGAATAGTAGTATTTATGCGATAGGCTCCACTATAGCCAATGCTTCTACCCCAACTTTTGAATACCCCTATGATGGTTACTTGGCAGAATTTTATTTTATAGATGGAACCCAGTACGCTGCTTCAGACTTTGGCGAAACATCCTCAACCACAAACCAGTGGATACCCCTAGACAGCGATGATGTAAAAGATGCTGTTACCTTTGGAACCAATGGGTTCTACCAGAAGTATGGTGCTACTGAGTTGGCGGATAGTTTTACAGATAGTTCTGAAGGGGGTTTTGTTCCTACAGAAGCTATAACAGCGGATGTTCTAATAGTTGCTGGTGGCGGTGGCGGAGGCGGAGGTTATGGCAATGGCGGTGGCGGCGGTGGCGGTGCTGGTGGTTTTCGTGCTTTAGCAAGCCAGAGTTTAACGGCCAAGGGTTACGGTATAGTTGTTGGTGCTGGAGGTACTGGGGGTGCAACGTTTAATTCTGGCGCTGGACTGACCTATACTGGTGATAAAGGAGGTAATTCATCATTTGGAACAACTTCTGCTACTGGTGGTGGCGGTGGTGCTGGTTTCAATATGGGTGGTGATACAGGAGGTTCAGGGGGTGGCAATGCAGATGGCGGCACTGCTGCTTCTGGTAATGAGGGTGGTTATTCTCCAG